AAGCATGTTAAATACTTTACACGAAACCAATGATTTATGGTTGTCTGATGTTCACAATTTAGATAGTTTACAATATGATTTGGTTAAACTATTAGATGCTAAATGGGATGCTGGTAGTTATAGATATGTTAAACAAGGGCAAGGTTAATGAACATATTTTATTTTGATGAATGTCCAGTTGAATCAGCAAAGGCACAGCCTGACAAGATGCTAGTCAAGATGCCTTTGGAATCAGCACAGATGTTATGCACAGCACACCGAGCTTTAGATGGTGATGATTGGGCAGACAAGATGAACATGTATAAGGTAGCACATCTTAATCACCCATGCAGTAAGTGGGTTCGTGAAGCAAGTGCTAACTATCAGTGGTTGTACCGACACTTCGTAGCTTTATCAATCGAGTACAGCTACAGGTATGGTAGGTCTCATTTAAGTTATGATAAATTAGCAACACCTTTGATGCAGTTGCCACAGAACATAGCTCTGGGAGATATGACACCACTAGCACAGGCTATGCCTGAGGAGTACAAGAATGAGGATGCTACTATTGCTTATCGTAATTACTGCATTAACGAAAAACACTACGCTAAGTGGGAACAAAATAGACCCAAGCCTAATTGGTGGACAACACAGGAGGTTGCATGAATTACATATACGAAAGAATGATGGCTGAAGGAGAGACAGCTATCTTTGACAAGAAAGACTTGCAGTTATTTGAAGAGTATGTAACTAATAACTATAAAGAATTTTATGAAAATAAAATAAGTTATGAAGTAGAAAAGAAAAATGCTAACGAATTTCTTGTAACGCTTTTTGATAATAGTTATATATCTTTGGAAGATATTCTTAGAGAAATTAAAGATTAGGGGTTGACAGATTTTCTGTCATCGTGTATAATGCATTTCGCAATAATGCCAAAACCAAAAGGAGAAAATATATGGCAATACAAGAAGGAATAGCCTACTGGGCTAGTGTAACAACACCTAATACTAAGTTTGAACCTGTGTATACAGTTGACTTAGTGGTAGATGATGAGGTGGCTAATGACTTTCAGAGTCGTGGTTTTAAAGTTAAAACTTTGACCGTGAATGATGAAGTGGTTGGTCGTTCTATTAACTTCAAGCGTAAGGTGAATGGACCTAATGGAATGGTTAGGAAAGCTCCTTTACTTCTTGATACTAACAAAGTTCCAATGGACGAGTTAGTTGGTAATGGGTCACGAGTTAAGATTCAGTATAACGAGTGGGAAGTTTCTAACAAGTTCGGAAACTTTAAAGGACTTGACTTTCAAGCTATGCAAGTTCTTGACTTAGTTCAATATAAGTCAGGCGATGGTGCAGAGTTTGAAGCTATTGAAGGTGGGGAGGAGTTTTAATGATTATCACTATTAAAAATGAAAGTGGTGAAAACGTATTCGACATCAATAAAATTAACGATGAGCAAAAGAAGCAGGAAGCTACTATAACTATACAAAAAGTAGGGACTTTGCAAGTCGTTATTGAAGCTTTAGACTTTGCTAGTCGCACCCATAGAGCTAACTTAGAACAGTTAATTTTAGAGTGTGATGAAGCAAAAGTTGAGTCAACCAATGAAATTAATGAGACTGAAACTGAGTAAGTCTATTTAATTATCTCCTAGCTAGGTGTCTATTAATTTAGATACCTAGCATTTTTAAGGGTCAAACTATGGAAAATAATTTACAGTTTATTAAATATCATCAACCGTGTCCATCCTGTGAAAGCAGTGATGCCCTATCTATTAATAAAGATGGTTCAGCTAAATGTTTTAGTTGTGATGAGTTCTTTCCGAAGGGACTGGACAGTGTTCGTACAACTACAAATAATTTTGTAGAATCAACTATCAAAGAAACAGTTAGAGAACTCAACGCACATGGTGGAGTTTTTGCAAAACTTTCAGATAGAAATATATCTAAAGAAACAGCAGAGAAATATGGAGTTAAAGTTGTCTACGATAATGCAGGACAACTTGCTCAACATATTTATCCTTTATATATTAATAATGAATTGACTTCAAATAAAATTAGATATGTAAGAGATAAAAAGTTTTCTTATGATGTCACACCAAACGGTGTAGGTTTATTTGGGCAACAGTTATTTAAAGAAGGTGGTAAATACCTCACGATAGTTGAGGGAGAATGTGATGCAATGGCAGCCTATGAGTTACTAGGTAGCAAGTGGGCTGTCGTATCCATTATCAGAGGAGCAGCAGGTGCTGTTAAAGATATTAAAGAAAACTTAGAATATGTTGAAAGTTTTGATAATATCGTTATTTGTTTTGATAAAGATAAACAAGGACAGGAAGCTGCTAAGAAGGTAGCAACTATTCTTAAACCCGGCAAAGCAAAAATTGTTACATTACCAAATGGATATAAAGATGCTAATGATATGCTTATCAAGGGTAAATTCAAAGAGTTTACAAATGCTTGGTGGGATGCTAAGATTTATACTCCAAGTGGTATCATCCGTGTATCTGAAAAACAAAAAGCTTTTTTAAACAGAGAAAAGAAAGAGTCAGTACCTTATCCTTGGAGAGGTTTAAATGAAAAGCTTTACGGACTACGTCAGGGTGAGCTTGTAACTCTTACAGGTGGAACAGGACTTGGTAAGTCTAGTATTACACGGGAGTTAGAACACTGGCTTGTAAAAAATACCAATGACAACGTAGGCATTATAGCACTGGAAGAAGATTGGAGAAGAACTGTTGATGGTATTCTATCCATTGAAGCAAATGCAAGATTGTATGTTGACCAAGAAAGAGAAAAGTTTAGTGAAGATACTTTAATTAATATGTTTCAAAAAGTATTTTCAGATGATAAAGTTTTTATCCATGCTCACTTTGGAACAAATGAGATTGATGATATCTTTGCAAAGCTTAGATATCTTATTGTAGGTTGCGATTGTAAATGGGTGGTAGTAGACCACTTACATATGTTAGTTAGTGCCCTTGCCGAAGGTGATGAGAGACGAGCCATTGACAATATTATGACTAGACTTAGAAGTTTAGTTGAAGAGACTGGTGCAGGTCTTATTCTTGTGTCCCATCTTAGACGTGTCGATGGTAACAAAGGACATGAAAATGGTATTGAAGTCAGTCTCTCTCACCTCAGAGGGTCTAATAGTATTGGACAATTATCTGATTGTGTTATTGCACTTGAAAGAAATCAACAATCTGATGACCCTGATGAAGCTAGAACAACGAGACTACGTGTATTGAAATCAAGATACACGGGTGATGTTGGTATGGCTACTGCATTGATATATGATAAACAAACAGGAAGATTATCAGAACATTTTGATACTGAATTTAATCATATTGAAGATAACTTTACTGCATTTTAGGATAATATAATGGAATTAGTTTTTGATATTGAAACAGACGGACTTCTTTGGGAGTCAACTGTAAAAAATGAGGAGACTGGAGAGTTAGAAACCATGCCTCCTGCTTCTATCATTTGGTGTATTGTTGCAATAGATGAAGCTGATAATGTTTATTCATTTGAACCTAATCAAATTGACGAGGGCATTGAGTTTTTAAAGTCAGCCGATACTCTAGTTGGTCACAACATAATCGGATTTGATATCCCTGCTATAAATAAACTTATGCAGGTAAACCTCTATGACCATGCTGAAATTCTTGATACCTTGACCCTATCAAGATTGCTCCACCCAACACGAGAAGGTGGACACAGTTTGGAGAAGTGGGGATGGAAACTCAAATGCCCTAAGTCAAAGGCTCCTAGATTTACAGAGTTTAGTAAAGAAATGTTAGACTATTGTATTCAAGATGTACGTCTTAATAAAAAAGTCTTAGAAAAATTAAGACAAGATAGTATAGGCTTTAGTAAAGAATCTGTTTTAATTGAGCATGAGACTTGTAAAATATTACAGGACCAAGAATTGAATGGCTTTCTGTTTGACGAAAAGAATGCTACATTTTTATTAAGCTCTTTGAATCAACGTAAGAAAGAAGTTGAAGATGAAGTTCATGCAACATTCAAACCAAGATGGGTTGATGTTAAAGAGATAAAACCTAAATTAAAAAAAGATGGAACTCTATCTAAGTCAGGCTTAACTAAACTTGAATATGATGAAAGAGTTGAAACAAAAAATATTACTCCTTTTATTCGAAAAGAATTACAAGAATTTAATCTTGGAAGCAGAAAACAAATTGGAGAATACCTTACAGATTTTGGTTGGGTTCCTAAAAGATTTACACCAACAGGACAACCTATTGTTGATGAAGGAACTTTAAGTAAAATAACACATATTAAAGAAGCTCAGTTAATTGCTGAGTTTTTATTATTACAAAAAAGAGCTGCCCAAATTGAATCATGGATTGATGCAGTTAAAGAAGATGGGAGAGTTCACGGTTCTGTTATTTCAACAGGAACTATTACTGGTAGGATGGCTCATAGAAATCCTAACATGGCTCAAGTTCCTGCTGTTTACAGTCCATACGGAAAAGAATGCCGAGCTTGTTGGATTGTTCCTGAAGGTTACAATTTAGTAGGTGTTGATGCATCAGGATTAGAACTTAGAATGTTAGCACATTATATGGCTGACGAGGAGTATATAAATGAAATTATCAACGGAGATATTCACACAGCTAACCAAAAATTTGCTGGACTTAAATCAAGAGATGAGGCAAAGACTTTCATCTATGCCCTCATATACGGAGCAGGAGACGAGAAGATTGGAAGCATCATTGGAGGAAGTAGAACAGAAGGTAAGAAGTTGCGAGAACGCTTTCTTAGTAGTCTACCAACACTTGCAACTCTTAAAACTAGAGTTGACAGAGCATCTAGCAAAGGTTTCCTCAAAGGATTAGATGGAAGAAAAATATTTTTAAGACATAAACATGCAGCACTTAATACTTTGCTTCAAGGCGGTGGTGCCATTGTTATGAAAAAAGGTTTATCTCTTCTTAATGATAGACTTAAAAAAGTTAATATTGATTTTAAGTTTGTTGCAAATATCCACGATGAATGGCAGATTGAAGTTAGAGAATGTCAAGCGAATCGAGTAGGGCAACTAGCTGTTCAGAGTATTGTCGATGCCGGTACATACTTTGATATGCGTTGCCCTCTTGACGGAGAGTTTAGAATAGGGAGGAATTGGAGTGAGACACACTAATAAAATTCAACAAAGTTGGGAGATTAATCCATCATTATATATGACAAATGATGATGGCTCTTTTATCTTAAAAAAAGATGGAACACCAAAGAAAAAATCTGGAAGACCTTCTGGAAGTAGGATGTCTCTTTCCCAAAAAATAAAAAATATTAGAAAAAAAGAAAAAGAAATTCAAAGACTAATAGATTATGTTCAAGCTGAATCTTTAGAACTTCCTTTAAAGAAAAGAACAACATCAACCATTCCGTTTGGATATAAATTAAATATACAAACAAATGAACTAGAACCAATTCAATCAGAATTAGATTGTTTGAAAGAGGTAGAAAAAAAAATATTATCAGCGAAGTTTTCTTTACAAGATGCTGTTGATTTTTTACAAGAGAAAACAAATAGACGCTTATCAAAGCCCGGACTTAAAAAAATAATGGAAAAAAAATATGGTCCTAACTGTTGTAGCCAATATCCTGAAAAAAATAAAGGATGGATTTATATTGTAGAAAGCAGTTCTATTTCAGGATGGGTTAAAATTGGACAGACTACTAACCCTGAAAAAAGATTAGCCCAATACAATCAAAATACACCATTAAAAGATTATCAACTATTAGGATTATGTGAAGTAAAAAATAAAAATAAAGCTGAACAAGAGATTTTAAATATCTCTTCATTCTTTTCTGAAGAAGAAAAAGGAGAGTGGAAAAAACTAGATAAAAATTTTGCATTAAAAATTTTAAAAATTTATGAGGAAAAATATGAAACCTAAAAAAGAAGATAGAAAAAAGTTTGACATTGACTTAGAATATGGTACAATAAGAGAAGACAGAGTTGCAGAGATGTTGACTAAGAAAACAGTTGAAGTCAAATCAGAGCGTGGCATGTGGATGAAGACAGGAAATATAGCCATTGAGTATGAGTCTTGGAACAAACCATCAGGAATTAATGCAACAGAATCCGATTATTGGTTTCACAATCTTTGTGTTGGTGATAATGAATACTGTACTCTTGTTTTTAAAACGGATGTTTTACGAAAAATTGTAGACAAACTTGATTACTTTAAAACAGTTTCAGGTGGGGACCATAATGCTAGTAAAATGTATTTAGTAAATTTACAAAAACTTTTTTCAAGTGATGTAATTAAAGCTTTCAAGGAATTAGAAGATGAAAAAAAATAAAAATTTAGATACGCTTGTAGAGGATATCTACAAAGCTATCAGTCCGATATCAAAAGGAAAGCCTATTAAAATAACTGATACATTATTATCTCAGTTTGGTTTAGATATGGCAATAGCTTTAAAAGAATGGGCTACTCCTAAAGGTAATAACAAAGCTACGGTTAATACTCTTAGAATGTCTAATATTGGAAGACCAAGCAGACAACTTTGGTATGATATTAATCACGAGAAAGACCAAGAGGTTGAACTCCATCCAAGTACTTTAATTAAGTTTTTATATGGACACTTACTTGAAGTATTGCTTTTATTCTTTGTTAGACTTGCAAAGCATACAGTTGAATCAGAACAAAAAGAAGTTACTGTCAGTGGAATCAAAGGTCATATGGACTGTAAAATTGATGGTGAAGTTGTTGATATTAAGACAGCTTCCGGTTATGCTTTTAAGAAATTTAAAGATGGTACATTAGTTGAACAAGATACATTTGGTTATCTAGCACAACTTGCAGGTTATGAAGCAGCTGAGAAGACTTCTCAAGGTGGCTTTCTTGTAATGAACAAAGAGACAGGTGAATTAACTTTCTTCAAGCCTGAAGATTTAGATAAGCCAAACATTAAAGATAAAATTAAAACAATTAAAAAGATTGTTAAAGAAGATACACCTCCTGATTATTGTTATCCTTCGGTTCCTGAAGGTAAGTCAGGAAATATGAAGCTTCCTAATGAATGTACTTATTGTCCTTACAAATATAAGTGTCATGCAGAAGCAAATGATGGCAAGGGATTAAGAGTATTTAATTATGCGAAAGGTCCAGTTTATTTTACAAAATTAATTAAGATACCAAACGTAGAGGAAATTTTATGAACGGAAAGAAAGCAAAACAAATAAGAAAAAAAGGATTACACCTTTTAGTAGATTGGGTTAAAACTTTAGTATCAGAAGAAGAAGGAAAAAAATTATCAGTACAAGATGCTTTTAATTTATTACCATCTGATACTCATGTTTTTACTAATCAAAGAATTATGTTATCTGCCTTTTCACAAAAATGGATTAATAAAAAACTTAAAAAATTAATTAAAATAAAAAATATAAACGACATTACAGTTAAGGATTTAATAAATGAAAAGTAATTTAGAACAAGCCATTATTTTAATGGGAGAAATTTTGAATGATGAAAATGAAACAATAGATAATTTTGATTCAAAAGTTTTAAAAGACTTATCTAAATTATTAAAACTTGAAATAAATTCAAGAAACTCTAGGAGTTTTCAATAGTGCCTAAACGAATACCACGTAAGGTTAGACCAAAAGACGTTAAAGCTCCTAAAGGTTATGACAGTGTATGGGAATACAACTTACACCAAGACTTTTTAAATGACTGGAAACACCATTGGGATACTATTAATTATGTCATACCCAAAACTTATGAGGCTGACTTCGTAAGAACGTTTGACGATAGTGTCATACTCATAGAAGCAAAAGGTAGATTTTGGGATTATGCAGAGTACAGTAAGTATATACACATTAGAGATGCACTACCTGACAACTATGAGTTAGTATTTGTTTTTCAAAAACCTTACTCACCTATGCCTGGTGCTAAAGTTAGACAAGATGGAACAAAAAGAACACATGCTGAATGGGCTGAGACAAATAACTTTAGATGGTATAGCGAAGATACTTTACCGGATGAATGGAGAAACAATGAACTATAAATTTAATGAAGGACAATTAATACAAGAACTAAAAGAGTATATTGATGGTACATATGGAGAG